ACAGACTTGCAAGCTAAACTCAAATCCGCTGGCGTAGCTGGCTTCTAAGGCTAAACCGCTGGCCTATAACAGCGGGAATTTTGGAGAACGAGATGAACGAAATCAAACTGTCAACTGACTTGGTAAATGCAATCTTGCAATACCTTGGCAACCGCCCCTACGTGGAAACCGTTGGGCTGATCCAAGGCATTCAAAAACAAGCCGCCGACCAAGGCGCACAACCCGCTCAAGCTGAAACACCCGCAGCGGAGTGAGGCATGGACACCACCGAGACTAAGCTGGCCGTGCATGAGGCCATTTGCGCCGAACGCTATGCACACATCAAGGGTTCGCTCAGTGATGGCGAGAAGCGCATGACAAAGATTGAGTATCTCTTGTATGCGGTCATTGCTTGCGTGCTGCTTGGTCCGGGGGTGGCCGCCGCCATCATTCACAAGTTGTTTGGTGTCTAAGATGTGGAACCCATCTCAATGCTCATGGCGGCTGTCGCAGCAGTGCGGCAGATCAAAAAGGGCTGCGAGATGCTCCGAGAAGGCCGTGCTGAGATCGACGGATTCAAAAAGTCCATTGAGCAAGGCATTGGAGATGCCAAGGCAATCTTCAAAGAGGTCACGGGACTTTGGGGCTGGGTTAAAAGCCTATTTGGCTTCAAGCCTACCCCAAAAGTTTCTCAAGTTGTTCAGTTGCCTCAGTCGGTTCAACCGACTAAAACACCAAAAAGAACACAAAAAGAACCTGAGCTGTCATACGAAGAGTTTCAGTTTAAGGTCATTGTTGATGTCAGCGAACAACTGGGTGTATTCTTTGACATCCACCAAAAGCTCACCACGCAGTTTCATGACATGGAGTTGGACTCGCAAGACGTCTACGACCCCCATGCAAACCTTGCGACTCGTGCTGTGCAGCGTGTCACCGTGGGGCTACAGCTTGAGATACTGACCACCCAAATACGAGAAGCAATGGTGTATGCGCCCCCTGAGCTAAAGGACATATACACGAGGTTTCTTGAAGCGTACAACCAGATTGTCGATGAGCAGGAATTTGCCCGACTTGAACAACTCAGAAAGGCAAACGAATCAAGATGGCTACGCGAGGAAATGCGCAACTTTCAAATCGACTTGGCAATGGCTCTGGTCGCGGTGGCAGTGGTGATCGTGATTCTGTGGACAATGCTGTTGGGCGTCGCCTCGCGGAGAGAAACTCTTCTTACTTCCTCGTTGGAATGGTCTTGTTCGCCGTGGTGTGCTTCATCCTTTTACCCATTGAGGTGATGATGCTTATGGACATCAAGACCACCAATGTGAGGTCGCAAGAAGCGTTGGCCGAGGCAAAAAAAATCAGGGCTGAGTTGAAGCAAAAAAAGGACAACGAATGAAACTTTGTATAGTTATTTTTTTGTGTTGGATACTTATTGGCTGCGAAGACTAATTAAATTTCAGTTATACTTCACACATCTTTTATGGAGTATTTATGGAAAAAAATCAACTTACTCAAAACAGACTTTGTGAACTGTTGGAAATTGATGTTGAAAAAGGTATTTTTGTTTGGAAGCACACAATGGGCGGAAAAGCAAAAAAAGGGCAGGAAGCTGGCTCTCTTACAAATCAAGGATATGTTCAAATAAGAATAGATCAAGAAGATTATCTTGCACACAGATTGATGTGGTTTTATGTTTATGGCGCATTTCCCATTTTGCAAATAGATCATATTGATAGAGATAGGACAAATAACAAAATAACAAACCTAAGGATTGCTACACAAAAACAAAATTCAGAAAATATGTTTAGAGCAAAAACAAATACTTCTGGATTTCGTGGCGTAAGAAAAGAACAAAGATTGAAAAGTAAACCTTGGTCTGCAATAATAACGCACAATTACAAACAAAAACATTTGGGGTATTACGCAACAATTGAGGAAGCGGTGGCAGCAAGAAAAGCTGCTGAAGATGAATATTTCACACATCACACATCATGAAATCAAAAATTGCATTGACATTGGCTTTATTTTTGTGTGGATGTTTTGACGATCGTTACCGCTACGCCTGCCAAGACCCCAAACACTTCCAAGACGCTGAGTGCCAGCACCCAGCGTGTGACTTTTCGCAAACCTGCCCCGAATATCTTGTGGCACCAATTCTGGAGAAGAAAATTGAAGGAAATAATACTCAAGCTCCTGTCCAGCAACAATGCACGTCTCAGTGCCGATGACATTGAGGTTCGTGTAAGAGCCTTCGTGATCATCATGGTCACGTTGGTGTTTGCGTTCATCACTTTTGCTCTGCTGTACTCGGTGACTTTTGTCACCCAGCCGATCAAGCAAATGGCTCCGATTGATCAGGCATACACCAAGATGCTCAACGACATCGTGCTACTCATTGTGGGCGGAATTGGCGGCATCTTGACCAAAGGCGTGAGCAATGAGGCCAAAGACATGATGAACGCCGCAAAAGCCAATACAGCGGCCTACGTCGCCCCGCCGCCACCTCCGCCTGCCCCAGTCGTGATGATGGCTCCTACGGCTGGTTGGACGCCCCCACCAGCCCCTATGACGCCGCCCAACCACCTTGAGTCGGACGAAGAACGTGCAGCCATGGCAGAAGCCCGTCAAAGCGTGAAAGGCTGATATGTTTAGCTTGTTCAACCCCTACGTCCTGATTGGCATCGCAGCCTTGGTGGTGGCATCCTTCTTTGAGGGGCACCACATTGCCTACCTTGAGCAAGAAGCGGAGATTGCCAAACTCAACGAAAAGGCGCGTGGGCTTGAACAAGAAGCTGCCCAGCGTGTGACCGACCTATCAACTCAACTTGTGAAGGCCAACCAAGATGCCAAAGTTCAAATACAAAAGCGTGATGCTGCTATTGCCTCTGGCCAGTTGCGGCTTTCTATCGCCACCCGCCCCGTACCAGCCTCCTCAGATGCCTCCTCTTCCTGCGGAAATAGCGTTCAAGCAAGAGCCGAACTTGACCCAGCGGCTGCTCAATCTCTTGTCGCCATCACAGACCAAGGCGACGCCAACACAAGGCAATTGAATGCCTGCATTGACGCTTACATGGAAGTCTTCAAAGTGATGAACGGGGGCAAGAAATGATTAATGCACTCCAACTGCAACAACTGGGCATTGGCATTGAGTGGGTTGGCCCACTGAACGAGACGTTTGCCAAGTTTGGCATCGCCACCGTGGATCAGCAGGCGGCGTTCATCGGACAGTGCAGCCATGAGTGCAATCACTTCAAGACTTTGGAGGAGAATCTGAACTACAAGGCCGAGACGTTGCATAAACTCTGGCCACAACGGTTCCCAACCATGGAGATTGCAAATGCCTACTCGCACCAACCGCAACGCATCGCCAACAAAGTTTACGCCTCACGCATGGGCAATCGTGACGAAGCGTCTGGGGACGGGTATCGGTTCCGAGGTCGGGGTGCGATCCAGCTTACCGGGCATGATAGCTACTGGCACTGCGGTCAGGCCATCGGTACCGATTTGGTGGCCAACCCCGATCTGGTGTCCCAGCCTAAATATGCGGCGCTGAGTGCAGGCTGGTTTTGGTCAACCCACAACCTGAACGCTGCGGCGGCCGCAGAAGACTGGACAAAAGTCACCAAAATCATCAACGGCGGCACATTTGGGCTAGACGAACGGGTAGCATTGACAAAACATGCTATTGCCGTTCTAAGCGCTTAATGGGACAATCACGCAACCGTAAAGGACTCACATGGCGACCGTTACCCCAGCCACAATAACTCCGTCATGGGTGATGACCTATGACAGTCTGACGTCAATCGTTCTTCAATATCTGGAGCGCAGTGACGCCGCTGTCGTCAACGCCATTCCAACTTTCATCACTTTGGCTGAATTTGAAATTGCCCAAGAGATCAAGACCTTGGGTCAGTTGACTGTGGCCACGGCCACCATGACCGCAGGAAACCCAATCTTGGCCAAGCCTGCACGCTGGCGCAAAACGGTGTCGCTCACATTGAACAATGCTGGACAAACACAGCCCGTTTTGTTGCGCAAGTTGGAATATTTGTTGAACTACTGGCCAAATGCCGCAACCACTGCAACACCACAGTTTTACGCTGACACCGACTACCAACACTGGTACTTGGCACCAACACCCGATCAAAACTACACTTTTGAGGTGTTGTTTTACGAACGGATTGCGCCTTTGAGTTCAACCAATCAAACCAACTGGCTGACCCAGTATGCTCCCAATGCGATGCTGTACGGAACTCTTTTGCAGGCCATGCCATTCTTGAAGAACGACAGCCGAGCAATCTTTCAGCAAAAATATTCTGAAGCAATCAACGCCCTGAAAACCGAGGATGTGGCTCGTGTTGGGGATAGACAGGCCGTGGCCGTGGATTCTTAATCATGACAACATACATCGACCCGTATTCTGGTTTAACGATTAACCCATCGCAAGTTGGGTATGAGCCGTTAACCATCAGCACAGACACAGCATTGCAGTGGCCAATCAACGGCAACACCACCAACGTGGTGGCCAACATCATTGACGTCACAGCAACAACCACAGGATTGCATCTGATCATGCCCCCAGCCACGCAAGTGTCTGAGGGTCAAAGCGTCATCATCCGAAACATTGGCTCAAACGCCTTTACGGTGACTGACAACGGCGTAAACACAATTTCAAGCATTCCATCGGGAATTGCTGAATT